GTTGCTGGTACAGCCAAAAAGGTTGCATCATCTTTACGAAATCTGCGGAAAGGTAATTTCGCCAGGGCGGCTAGTGACTTGGGTGTTACCCCTAAGAAACGAGCCGGTCGTCGCTTTAACTCTCAGTTTGCGACTGACCAAGCGAAAGCCACTGGTAATGCATGGCTTGAACTTCAGTACGGCTGGAAACCATTGCTCTCCGACGTCTATGGTGCTATGGAAACTCTCGCTAAGGCTAATAACCCTGCGGGAAATCCTAACACCATATATAAGAAAGCAACTGGCCGTGCTAAACGTTCTGAGGAGCCTAGGACCGTTACTCGTACTTCTCTCCCAGCCGGTTATTCCGGCTGGGATGAAGTTACTCGTTCGGGTAAGACAACAGTTATTGTAAAAACTGGTGTCACCTATAGCCTCTCTTCGCAGCCTTTGGCTAGCCTTAAGTCTGTTGGTATAACCAACCCCTTACTGCTAGCTTGGGAGTTGCTGCCTTACAGTTTCGTCGTTGATTGGTTTATGCCAATCGGTAACTACCTCGAGTCTCTCGACGCTACTAATGGCCTGTCTTTTTATGACGGGTACATGAGTACTTTCGTTAGGTTTGAGGCTACGACGATTGCTTCAAGCAGCTACTCCTACAATACTGGCCAGCAGCACTTCTACCGTTTCGTTACTGAGAATTATAAAACTGTAAAGTTCACGCGCTCTAAGTTAGGAAACTTTCCTAGTGCGCCTGCTCCTACGTTCAAAAATCCTCTGTCTACGTCTCATGTATCTAGTGCTATGGCTCTACTCCTTCAACTTAAGAGGTAAACAATATGAGCGCAATTGCCCCTATCGTGATTAACGATGGTCAAGCGACCCCCGTTTCTCACACCTTCGCCCCAGTCACCATTGACGCCCAAGGCGTCGCAAAATGGGCAGATCGTGTCGGTGGTATTTCCATCGGCTTCCCGACTCTGTCGTACAGCTTGAAGAACCCTAACGGGCAATCCAAGTCGTACAAGCTGACCGCGAAAGTTACCCTCCCTGTTCTCGAGCAGACGTCGCCCTCCACCGCAACTGGCGTTCAGCCAGCTCCGATGGTCGGTTACACCCTGATCGCGAACATCGAACTGGTATTGCCAGAACGCAGCACGCTGGCTGATCGGAAAAATCTGATCGCCTTTACGCGCAACTACCTGGCCAACGCCGCCGTTATTACGGCCGGTGTTGAAAACTACGAGACCGTTTACTAACGCCTCGTAGCCCTTTAACCTATTCGATTAGGAGAACCCTTGTGAAGACTAAGTCTCGTAAGGTTGCGCTTCTTGAAGAAGCGCATAGCTTTCGCGTCCCGCGCCAGACTACTGGTGACACTATCTATCAGTTCCTCTCGTCACTCGATACCCCTCGGGCGTTGACCGTGTGGCTCCTCTATTCTAGTGGAGAGCACGACCAACTTACTGCCCTTGATATCGATACGAAGTGGTACCTAAATGGGTACCGCTTCCGACTTGATTACTCGGCTACTAACTTCCTGGCAAAAGCGTCTTTTTTGAAGACGTCCTTCAACAGGGAACAAGTCGCTTACGAGAAATTCGATAAATTTGAAGATCTCTGTAATCAAACCAATCGTCGTTTCCGAACCATTTCTTTAGACCCGAAAAACACGGGTTCTAACGTTTGGCTGCTTCACGCAACTAAGCGTAAAATCGAAATGATCCTTGGAGACTTCGTTGGTGATGAGTTGGCTGATGATGCAAATTGGGGTCCCGGTGTTTCTACTCTCTTATCGGGAGCTGAAGTATCGGGTTACAACAAGTTCCACGCAGAACGTGGAATTACGCGAGATTTGTACTCCCTGATTCGCGACTGGTTTCCAGTCGCTTATCCTTCTTGGGCTGACCATCTATCCCGTTCTTACGGAGAGTCGTGGGCAGTCCATGAAGTCGGGAACAAAATTGTCACTGTCCCGAAGAATTCGAAGACTGATCGAGTCATAGCTATTGAACCAGGGATTAATCTCTGGTTTCAGAAGGCTATTGGCTCTATGATCCGTCGACGTCTTCGTCGGTTTGGAATTGATCTGAACGATCAATCGATAAATCAGACCTTAGCTTGGAAGGCGTCTATTGACACCAACCTTGCGACCGTCGATTTTTCGTCGGCTAGCGATAGTATATCGCTAGAAGTTGTCCGTGAACTCCTGCCACCTCGGTGGTTTGGGTTAATGGACGCGTGCCGTTCCAAAGTCGGTCGCAAAGCGGACGGCTCAATCGTCAAATGGAACAAGTTCTCCTCTATGGGGAACGGTTTCACGTTCGAGCTTGAGTCTCTGATATTTTACGCTGCCGCTCTTGCGGTTCGTGAGTATCAGGGGGCTGATGGCACTATCTCCGTTTACGGCGATGATGTTATCCTCCCAACTGTCTGCTTTGATTTGTTCTCGTCCTTTAGTGAATTCCTTGGCTTTAAAGTTAATCAAGAGAAGAGTTTCTCTTCTGGTGATTTTCGTGAAAGCTGTGGATCCCACTATTGGGGCGGAATTGACTGCAAACCGGTCTTTCTTAAGGAAAGGCTTTCCAATGTTGAGAC